AAGATTATGGAAACTATTGCAAAATGGCTATTCATATGCCTTGCTTTGGATTAGGTGATTAATTATGGTTTGGATTTTAGTTTGGTTACAACTTTCAACAGGTCAAAAGCTTGATTACTATCATGTTGGAACTTATGAAAATAAAGAAGCCTGTTTTGAAGAGTTAAAGAAAGCTGTAGTATTAGTACATAAAAGCGCTGCAGTTGATTGCATGCCAATAAATATTGACGATATATAATGTATAATGCCCTCTTGGTGGAATGGTAGACACAAGAGACTTAAAATCTCTCGCCGGTAGCGGCGTCCCGGTTCGAGTCCGGGAGAGGGCACCAAAAATTGGTGGCGTGCCCGGAATTGGTTACGGAGCGGATTGCAAATCCGTATTATGTGGGTTCGAGTCCCATCGCCACCTCCAAGCCGGTTTAGCTCAGCTGGTAGAGCAACTGATTTGTAATCAGTAGGTCGGGAGTTCAAGTCTCTCAACCGGCACCATTAAAGGATTTTTATATGAATAAAGATATTAGATCTATGTCAGATGAAGAACGTCAAAGGGCAAAGGAACGCGAAAAAGCTAATTCTGAAGAAAAAAAGCCTATAGAAGAATGGCCTGACAATCCAGTTGATGGCCATGCTATATAAATAGAATTTTAATATTCCGGCGTAGCTCAGCGGTAGAGCAGTTGACTGTTAATCAATTGGTCGTAGGTTCGATCCCTACCGCCGGAGCCAATAAAAGGCAAACAACATGTGGACTTTAGTTTTTATTCTTTTTGTTGAGGGAACTCTAGAGTCTCGTGCGATGGATACATACAAATCAATGCATGACTGTTGTGTTAATAGAGAACAATTAAGTAATAAGTTAGGCAAAGGTGATGGATATTTTCCTCAAGATGCGCAAGCGATATGTGTGTTTAGAGGAGAATCAACTTGACAAATCCGGTTTGCCCAGAATGTAAAACTGAATTAGGATCTGATGATTGGTGTCCTAATTGTAGAGTGCGAAGATAATGGCTAATAGATTTAAACATATTATTGATACCCCAGAACCTACTAAAGATATCGAAATAGACGTTAGCGGAATTAAGGTTCTTAAATTTAGCGCTACATGGTGTGGGCCTTGTAAAGCTCTTACTGAAGCTTTAAAAGGCAATGACATAGGTGTACCAATCGTAGAAATTGATGTAGATAAGAATCAAAACCTTGTGCAACAATATAATATTAGAGGAGTTCCTACTTTAATATTAGCTCAAGACGGAAAAGAAGTAAAGAGAATCGTTGGAGCATCTTCAATCGACCAATTAAAAGAAATGTTTGACTAGTATTAATAAAGATATAATTAATCTAAACTTACATTTATTTAACCTTTAGAATCAATCTCTTAGAGCTCTCCTCATCTAAGTTGTTGATTCTAAAGGTTTTTTATTTTTAGGCTACCTGTTTACATTCTTACATAGCTATAGTATAATATACATATGTTTGATGATGGAGAAAGCAGTATGAATGAGTTACACTTTCAAAATGGTAAGAGAGAAATTCGCGATCTGACTGAAAAGGTAGTCTTTTGGTATCTTAAGAAGACAATGCCACGTATGCGTACCCTTGATATTTCTATTAAGTTCTCTAATTGTATGCAGAATAGTAATGCATATGGCTACTGTATGCAAACCGATGATCATCGTACCTTTGAAATTGAAATTGATCGTAACCTAAGGTTGTTTGATTTCGTATCTACTTTATGCCACGAGCTTACTCATCTTAAGCAATACGCGCGAGGTGAAATGAAGCGGCTTGACGACGGTAGAATACGTTGGAAGAAAAAGGTTTATCCTGAAGGCTTTGATTATGATAAGTCTCCTTGGGAAAAAGAAGCATTTAGAGTTGAAGCAGAACTTGCTCTTATGTGTTTCCATCAAGTTTTATAAACATATAAATACTAATAATTAAACCTAAGAACGTGGATAGACAATGCTAAAGTTTAAATCTTTTTTATCCGAAGGAATGACTGCTCTTAGACCTGGAGAACTGAGCAAACCTAATAGTAAAACCAAAGAACTAAGAATTGACATTCTTAAGCACGCTGCTATTAATGGTGTTACATTGGCTTTGGCCAAAGATAATTCAGAAGTTGTAATTGCTAATACACCAGAAAATATTACAGCCATAGATAATTTTGATGGTAAAACTCCATTTAACCTAATTACCACTAATGGTAAAGAAATATCATCATCCCAGATTGGTAAGTCTGCTATTTTTGGTGGAGGTGCTGGTGCTGGTGGTGGTACAGAAAATACTGCTCAGACAGAATCAGGTCAGTGTTTATGGTTAGCAGCGATGCTTGAATATGGCAATCAACCAATTGAATTCTTTACTCCATCTATTCTTAAAAAAGCTATGAATCGTATTGATGTTGGTAAAACATCATTTGATGAAATGGTTTCAATGGATTCAGCGTGGCAAGTTTCGGCTTATCTTTCAGCTCAAAAAATTATTAAAGCTGGATACGCAACTAAAAAGCATAAGCTTCATCGTGATTCTTCAGCAATGAATTACATTTATAAGACTGCTAAGAAAGAAGCTTTCAAGAATTCTGGTATCTCTGCATTGACAGATGATAAATGGAATCCAGGCGATATCTGGGCTATTGAAGATGGTGTAGACCTAAAGAAAGAACTAGATACTTCTTCAATTGGTGCACTCAATAACTCTCTTTTGCGCTTATTCAAAGAACGCAAAGTTGTGGGTATTTCCCTTAAGCTTGTTAAGAAAGATGCCAAAGCAAAAGAATATAATATTGAAGGTTCTCCACAAAATCATAAATTTGTATCCGGCGCAGTAAAATCAAACCGTGGTACATTCTTCTCAAATAAAGGTGGCACCGTAGAATTTAGTGGTGGCACTATGGAAATTCGTCCAAATAACTACCTTGGTGCTAATAAGATTGAGATCATGGGCAAAACGGCCCGTGGTGGTGGTGCTGGCTGGGGTGTTATTATGGCCGCTGGTAAGAGATACCTTAATGTGAATATTCCACCACATGGATCTATTAAACGTATAGCACAAAAATTAGCTTCTGGAAAAAATAAAAGATCAGAAATGTATTTCTACAAAATGGCAAAAGTGGCAGATCCATCTTTGACTTATGATTACTTTATTGAAGAAATGAAAACTAAAGATGCAGGTTGGTTCTCAGCTAAATTAGCAGCTGTAATGATTGTCCAGTATTTGAATACTAATAAAGGAAGTAAGGCTGACGCTTTTGTAAATGCAATTGTAAATTACGCCGCATCAAGCTCTGATGATTCATCAGCATTCGTAAAAATTTATCAATAGGAAAAACGATGAAAAACTTTAAGTCTTACCTTTCTGAACAGAAGAATACCCACATGACTCACATTGAAGATCAAGTGATTTATGGTGGTGTGAAGGGCGCAAGGGATGCTATTTTAGCTTTGCGTTCTCTTCGTGATATGTTAGCGGGTAATGCTAAAGGTTCTACAGATGTTACTGTAAAATGGGATGGTGCACCTGCTGTTTTCGCCGGGATTGACCCAAATGATGGCGAATTCTTTGTTGCCAAAAAAGGCATCTTTAATAAGAATCCAAAGGTATATAAATCTCATGCAGACATCGAAGAAGACACAAGTGGAGACTTACAAACAAAACTCAAAATCGCATACGATGAACTTAGTAAACTTGGCATCAGAGGCGTCGTGCAAGGTGATATTATGTTTACTTCTAATGATCTCAAAACTGAATCAATTGATGGTCAAAAGTATCTCACTTTTCATCCTAACACCATTATGTACGCTATTCCCGTTGATTCCGACGAAGCTAAAAGAATTAAAAAAGCTCGTATTGGAGTCGTATTTCATACGTCGTATGATGGAGCTACTTTCGAAACCATGAAGGCATCATACGGTGTTGATGTAGATAAATTTAAAAACGTTTCGTCTGTATGGGCTGAAACTGCAACAATTCGCGATTTATCTGGTACAGCAACGCTGACAAAGAAAGATACTGATGAAGTTACTAAAGCTCTTTCAGACGCTGGTAAAATCTTCCGTAAAATTGCTGGTTCAACTCTTCGTGAAATTGAAAAGAACCAAGATTTTGCTGGTGTGATTGAAACTCATAATAATAGGTATGTTCGTGCCGGTGAAGCAGTAACTGATACCAAAAAGCACGTCGATAATCTTATTCAATTCATTACTGATAAATTTGAAAAAGAAGCTGGTAAGCGTACAACTGAAAAAGGTAAGTCAGCCCAATATGCAAAACGCGACGAGATGCTAAAGTTTTTCTCAGAAAAAAATAAAAATAACTTAAAATTATTGTTTGATTTACAAAAAGCTATTGTAGTTGCGAAGTTAATTATTATAAATAAGCTTGATAGACTAAAAAATATTAACACTTTTGTTAAAACAAAAACTGGGTTTAAGGTAACCGGCCAAGAAGGCTTTGTTGCAATTGACCGCATTGGTGGTGGAGCAGTTAAGTTGGTGGACCGTTTAGAGTTCTCAACAAATAACTTCTCTCCTGATATATTAAAAGGTTGGGACACCGCGTCTCGTTCTTAATGGGAAAGAATAAACAAATGTACTCATTCAAAGACTTTTTAACTGTAGACTATACAGCTACTGGCGATGAACAACTCGCTAAAAATGCTAAACGCCGTAAGACGGATGACACATCTGGCGACTTAGCAGCTTCGTATGACCCAAGTGTAGATGAGGCTTTAACTCAAGCCCAGCGCCAAAAAATGAAAATGGCCATGCGAAAGAATAAAGCCAAAATCGCATTGGGCCAGAAAAAAGCACGTAAAAAATTAGCTTCTCCTGAGAAGCTAAAGAAACGCGCTGAAAAAGCTGCTCGTAATATTCTTATTAAGAAAATTACAAAAGATAAAGATAAAGCAGATCTTTCTTATGCGGCAAGAGCAAGTATTGAAAAGCGCTTAGAGAAAAAAGGCGCAGCAATTAAAAAGATTGCAAAGAAATTACTTCCTAAGATTAAAAAGGCTGACCGTGAAAAGCTAAGAGCGACTAAGGGAGAATAACCTTGTTTAAATCTTTTAGTGAATACCTAACCGAAGAAACTAAAGAGGTAGTCTTTACCTTTGGCAGATTTAATCCGCCAACAAACGGACATGAAAAACTTATTTCCAAAGTTGCTTCTCTTGCAAAGGGAAACAACTATCGTATTTACGCGTCTAAATCTCAAGATCCTAAAAAGAATCCATTAGACTTTAATACAAAAATTAAATATATGCGTAAGATGTTTCCTAAGCATGGTAGAAATATCATGTCTGATAAGGACGTACGCAATGCTTTAGATATTTTGGTAAAGCTATACGATCAAGGTTTTACCAAGGTTACTATGGTAGTTGGTTCAGATCGAGTCAATGAATTCTCTGCACTAACAAATAAGTATAATGGCGTTAGTTCTCGCCACGGTATGTACAACTTCCAAGATGGTGTTAATGTTGTATCTGCTGGTGAACGCGATCCTGATTCTGATGATGTATCAGGTATGTCAGCTTCTAAAATGAGAGATGCAGCTGCATCTAATGATTACGCTTCTTTTGCAAAAGGTCTTCCATCTGGTTTCAAAGATGGTAAAGGACTATTTGATAATCTGCGCAAAGCAATGGGTATTAAAGAAGCATCTGAATATAAAAACCATGTACAATTAGAGCCGGTTTCAGAACTGCGTGAAGCATATATCAAACAACGCATTTTTGAAGAAGGTGAACAAGTTGTAATTACTGATAAAGGTATTGTTGGTACTATTACTAAACTTGGTGCTAACTATTTGGTTGTAGAATCAAAAGGTGAAACTTGGAGATGTTGGTTAGATCAAGTGTCTAAGGTAGATCCAAATGAAGAATCAATCCTTGCATTAGCTCAAGAAGTAGAACCTGCTCCTCATTCTATTGGTGAAGGCTATGGCTCTCATAAAGACTATGATAAAATGAATGCAAAAGAAAAAGAAAAATATAATAAGCCTAGAGATAATGCTAAACAATCTAAGCATACAAAACGCTTTAAAGACATGTTTGGTGAAAAACGTGAAGAAGTAACTGAAGCTGATGCAAAAAAAGCACTTCAGAAAAAGGCCGATAAAACTGGTATTCCATATTCAATTCTTAAAAAAGTATTTGACCGTGGATATGGCGCATGGAAAACATCGCATCGTCCAGGAACTAATCCAACGCAATGGGGACTTGCAAGAGTTAACTCATTCGCAACAAAATCATCAGGAACATGGGGCGGAGCTGACAAAGATCTTGCCGCGAAAGTAAGAGGGTAATATGACTAAAAGCTATTTTAATATTCGTGAAGCATTAGAGGTCGGATCTGATCAGATTGTTGACGCTTATAAAAAAGCAACTCCAGGTGAAGTTGTTGAAGCTCCAGAAGATAATGAACCAGCATCTCCTGATGAAGCTGGTATGGCAATGGACCAAGCTAAGTTTATTGGTTACGTTGCAGAAGAGATTATGGAATATATCCAAGGCAATAATGAATTCCCTGAGTGGATGCAAAATAAGCTTTCAGCATTCCATCAAAAAGCAAAAGATATGCATGCTGTAATGGCAGGTAAATACAATGAGTCTGTTGAAGTTAATGAAGCAATGGATCAAAAGAAATTTTCTGCTGGTGCTAAAGCATTAACAGTATATGCCAAAAAGAATGGTGGCATTGATAAAGCTGACTTTATGAAAGCTGCTAAAATGCTAGATCAAATTGGCCGTGTTAATATTCTACAAGCAGGGCAATTACTTTCTCAGTTAAATCGTTTTGTTGATGGTTTAGATACAGACGTGCGTGAACGTATTTATGTCGAACTTAAAAAAGTTGGTCTTGTAGAATCAGTTCAAGAAGCAAATAAACCAATGAAATCTAGATTTGGTGGTGCGGTAGATTCTAAAAAGTTTGACGCATATAAAAAGTTTGTTAAGCAACACAATGTTGATGAACCTACAGTACGTATGGTTATCGACAATCCAAATGATGCTGAGTCAAAGCGGATGATGAAAATCGCCAATATTGCAAAAGCAGTTGAATTGCGTAAAGCAGCAATGAAAGAATCAGTTCAAGAAGCTAAAGTTGAATGCCCTAAGTGTAAAGGCGAAGGTTGCGATCATTGTGATGGTAAAGGTTATCATATGACCGAAGCTAAGCAAAAGAATTGGATGGTAACTGTTACTAAACCAATTAATAAACTTAAAAAGGGAATGCAAGTAGTCGTTCCAGCTCGTAACACAGCCGAAGCTATCAAAAAAGCTCTAAAGAGAATGGGTGAAAATCCAGCAGCTATTGGTTCTGGTCACCTTGATGTTAAGCTTGACGAAGGATTAGAAGAAAAATATAGAGCACCAACTAAAGCAGAAATTGAAGCTGATAAGAAAAAAGATCAAAAAGGTAAATCTCGTCCAAGCATTTCAGCTAAGTCTGTAAATAAAAAGCAATATGGCAATATGATGGGTCGTCTTAAGGAAAAAGAACTAGAAGAAGCTAAATTTACACCTAAAGAAATTAAAATGGCTATTGGAATTGCGTCTGATCCACGATACAAAGGTGGTAATATGACGGGTGCAACTAAAGCAATTGATAAAATCAAAAAAGGTTTATCAGATTATCCACAAGTTGCAGCAGTCTTAAAAAGACAAAATGAATCAGTTGATCTTGAAGAAAAACTTCAAGTTTCTGATGGCATGAAAAAATGGATTGAAGATTTCCAAAAATCAGATGCTTCACAGTTTGAAGGTATGGATAAGAATGAGCGCCGTGAAATGGCAATTGCAGCTTATCTTGCTGCAAAGCGTAGAGATAAAAAGGAAGACTAATGTTAACCTTTGGCGAATACATTACTGAAGCAAAAGCTCCACGCTGGAAAAAAGCTGGTCCTAATGGTGAAATCGAAGCTACTATTGGTGGTAAGAAATATAAAATTGAAAAAGCTTTAGATCATAATGAGCGCCATAAAGGTGAATTTAAAGTTTATGTTTGGGATCGTGGTGATTGGGAGTGGGAAACTACCGAATACGGCAAAGCAAATGCTAAAGCTTGGATTATGGATAGGATGCCAGAATCAGTACAAGAAGGTTCTGAAACTTGGGAAAAAGGTTTTGAACGCCGTGTCGTAAAGACTACTAAACCTGAGCATAAAGAAAAAGGTTACAAATGGAGAATCAAAGGGAAAGATCGTCCTGAGATCTCTATTAAGCTTTATAAAGAAAAACCTGATTTTGCAGAATTTAAAAAACAAATGCGTAGAGTCGCAGGACATGAGTTTGGTGGATGAGAACCTTTAAAGAACATAACATTGATCCTTCAACCAATTTGGAATATCACTCAAAAAATGATATTCCATTAAACGAAAACGTATTTCGTGTTGGTTCAAAAGCTTACTATGAGCTATTTCAAGAAGCTCGTAAGCAAATGGAAGAAGGTAAATATACACCAGAAGGTGTTGATAAGTTCTTATTAGAAGAAACTGATATTGGCGAATATGGTTTATATGAAGGCCAATTTGTTCCTATTGATTGCCCTTTAATGGAGGCAGAATATAAAGGTAAAGAAGTAGAACTTAATGAACCTAAAAGAGGTGGCGACAAAAAGTTCTATGTTTACGTAAAGAATGATAAAGGCAATGTAATTAAAATCCAGTTTGGAGATACCACAGGCCTCAAAGCAAAGATTAATGATCCAGAGGCAAGGAAGAGCTTTGCAGCTCGCCACCAATGTGATCAGAAAAAAGATAAGACTAAAGCAGGCTATTGGTCCTGCCGTCTTCCATATTATGCAAAGCAGCTCGGTCTTTCGGGAGGAGGTTCCTTCTTTTGGTAAGACCATATCAAGATGATGATAGTGTTCGAACATTCGATTCCAGCGTAAATAGCTCTGAATTAGTTTGGCACCGTGATAGAGAAGATCGAATTGTTACAGTTTTAGAAGGAAATGGATGGTCATTTCAATATGATGATTCATTACCATTTGAGCTGAAACAGGGAGATCAGTTTTTTATAGAGAAAATGACCTATCACAGGTTAATAAAAGGCTCAACTAATTTAAAGGTATTAATAGAGAAACGACATGGCTGATAATAAAGAATTACAAGATCATATCATGCGTGACGATAGACGTTTAGACCGTATCGAAGAAAAAATCGATCGATTGTCTGAAACCGTTATCTCTTTAGCACGAGCTGAAGAAAAATTGATTGCTTTAGAAAGTGATCGTACTACAATTAATGAGCGTTTGAATAAGCATTCAGACCGAATTGACGAAGTAGAAAGTAAAATGGACGAGACAGCTATTACTGTTAGAGTCATAAACCGTATCTTCTGGATCGGTGTAACTGTATCGGCCGCAGCTTGGGCTGGCCAATATTTTATGAATATGTAAAGGAAAAACTACAATGGATACTATCAATAAAACATTAGCTCAAGCATACCTCGATATGTACGAGACTAAAGAAGTAAAAACCGAGAGAAAAAGCTGGGTACCTGAAGCTATTGCTGATGAAGATGTAGCAGATTTCATGGGTGCGGCTGCAGCTGCAGCAAAAGCTGGTAAAAAAGAATTTAAGTTTGGTGATAAGACATATAAAGTCACCATGAAAAAAGATACAGTTGATGCAATTAGCGATGAAGCTGAAGTATGCGAGAAATGTGGTAAAGTCCATGAAGGTTCTTGCATGAAAGAATCTGTTGATGAAGCTAAAAAGGCTAAAGGTAAACCACTTTCACAAAAACAAATTAAAAGAGCTCTTCAATCTGTAAAAGCTCAACCAAAAGATAAAGTATCTTTAAAGAAAGCGCCGTGGGATGAATCCTTAGACGAATCACCTGAACAGCCTCGTGCAAAAGGTGAAAAAGATTTCAAAAAGATGCATGATGACAATACTGAAATCGTCGATGAAAAAGACGGCGAGGATGAAACATTTGACAATATCAAAAAGTCAGCTGATTCAATCAAAAAGTAAGGTATAACTAATGGCCCAGTTCTCTGCGCATAGACAAGATTGGTTTGGTTCAATAACCAATAGCAATATTTTTGAAGTCATTATGATGGCTGACAAAGATGGTAATATCATTAACTCTGCTGGTATTTCATCTAATATCAATATTGCGGCTGGTCTTGTTGATGGCTGGGCAAGTATCCATAAATTTGGTGCTGTTCCTGCGATGTCACAGGGCCAAACTGGAACTATTTGGGATGTTAATGATACACTATATCCTTGGAGTGCTTTTGATACTCCAGGCGTTTTGACTATTTCAACAACAACATCTAATGGTACATTATCATCTTTAGACGATGGCATTACAGTTCATGTTCTTGGATTAGATGAAAATTTTGAAGAAGTAGAAGATACGTTTACGATTTCTGGAAATAGTGCTACAGGTACTGTATCATTTAAAAGAGTGTATAGAGCTTATATTGATGGCAACATCGCTAATCAAACTCAAATTAGAGTTTCTAGAGGTGCTACCGAAGTATTAAGAATTAATATTGGTAAGTCCCAAACGTTAATGGCAATTTACACTGTTCCAGCTGGTAAAACTGCATACTTAATGCAAGGTAGTACGACATGTGGCGGCAGCGCTGATGCTACTATTGATATGTTTGTAAGATATTTTGGCCAAACATCATTTAGAATTGGCCATACTGCTGAAGTTTCTGGACCTGGTGGACAATACCTATATCAATTTGGTGTTCCAATCAGAATTCCAGAAAAATCTGATCTAGATATTAGAGCAGAAGTTAGATCAAATAATGCTCGTGTTACTGCGGTATTTGATATATTATTAGTTGATAACGAAATATAATAGGAGAGTCTAATGAAAAAACCTGGTTGGTTGAAAGATACAATTGCAAAGCCTAATGGTTATTATACACCAAAGGGTGAATTGGTAAAACGTAAAAGTTTAAGTAAAGAAGAAATTGATGCTTGGAATGGTGTTGAAGCGCCAAAGCCTGCTCCTGCACCTGCTCCAGAATTTGTAGCAGAACCGGCTGTTGAAGAAGTAGAAACAGATATACCAGTTGAAGAAACGGCAGAAGAAGTTGAAGAAGAAACTGCTGCAGCTCTTGTAGAAGAACCAAAAAAAGCTTCTAGAGTTGTAGATATGTTTAAACCTCGGAGATAAGCATGGCCTTACCTGAGTGGATGAATGATGTAATAGCGACCCCTCGTGGTTTTATTAATAAAGACGGAAAATTAGTAAAACCACAGAGGATGACTGCTGAGCAATGCGATAAGTTTAATAATAGAAATAAAGTAAATGTAGAAGAGCCAAAAACAATTGTGCTTAAAATTGAAGAAGAAGCGGCTGTTGTTGAAGAATCTACTCAAGAAATTATACAAGAAGTTAAAGAAGAATCTAAAGTACATTACTTAAGTTCATCTAATATTAAAAAGATGAATAAAGCAAAATTAGAAGAATATGGTAGATCTATTGGAATTGAGTTAGATCGCCGTAAATCAAAATCTGCTTTAATAAAGGATTTACTTGCTTTCATAAATGATAAATAGAAGAAATAGTTCTATTTTATTGAGGAATTTATGAAACTTTTTGACAAATTGAATGAGAAGAATTTTCTTCTATACGCGGCAAATAATTATAGAAATCTAAATTGCGTAAATCCAGAAGAGTTTTATGATGATTTGAATAGATTTAAATATTTAAAAAGGCTTCTTGGTAGATATTATAACGATAAGGATTTACAAGAAAGATTGATTATAAATCATATTGTAATCCTTTATAACGTTTTTGGTATTAAGCCTACGACTAAAATGCTATGGTATAAAATTGATAAAGAGCATTGGCCTACTATTAAGCCTATTATGCTTTACTTAAATTATATTACCGATAAAGAAAAAATGGATGTTCCATTAGATCCAATAATGGTAGAAAGATTAAGAAAAATATGAGTATTATTTCTAGAACAGGCGACTTATTTTATGCTTATAGATTTATTAAGCTATTAGTTACCAATTGGGATAAAACAGCAGCTTTTGATCTGGGCATTATCGACGACGAAGGTAAGGTCTTAAAAAAGACGCGTGAACTTAAAACATCTGATGAAAAAGCTGCTTATACTGTTTTCCATCGTTTAGTATTCAATATTAAAAGACTATTAAGCAAACTTCCATTTGGTAAAACCAAATTGGCTTCTTGGGCAACAGCATTATTCTTAATTAAAGAAGAAACAGGTATGTCAGAAGAAGAAATTATCAATGTTCTAAAGAAAATGGATATTGATTTTGATGATACTTTATTTGAATCTACTTGGTATATGATTGGTGAACAATTACAGCCTGGCGTTTATGCACTAGCTCACGATGCAGTTTCACCAATTACAGGTGAACCTATTGCTTTGAAAGGTACTAAAGTTAGAGTATTTGAAGATACTGATCCTGAAGGATATATGCTTGGTGCTCCAATATATAAAGTATTACATCTAAAAACTAAACAAAACATTTTAGTAAATCCCGGAGAACTTATCCGATGAAATCTTTCAAAGACATTAGAGAGACCGCAGCAAATGCAGTAGCGGGCGGAGGTATAGACCTTACTCCATCTGCAAATCAGATCTTTTTCAAAAAGCGCGATAAGCGTAAGAAAGAAGATACTGATTCTATGTTCAGACGTTCTCAAGGGTTATCATTTATTAATGCTATGTTGGAGCGTAAAAACAAAAAATAACGGTGTACTATGCTAAAACTTTATGGTATAATAATTGTAATGGGTTTGTTAGGAGGGCTTGGCTTTGGAGTTAAGTACTACTATGACTCTACACAAGCAAAGATTGAACAATTGACTGCTGAAAAGCAAATCTTAGATCAGGCTGTTAGAACCAACGAAGCAACTATTGGTCGGCTAAAAGAAGATGCTGCTCGTCAGCAGGAATTGAACAATGAGCTTCAGGCTAATTTAAGAGAAGCTGAAGTAGGGCTAGATCAGATTCGCGCTACTTTATCTGATCATGATTTAACACGACTGGCTTTACGCAAGCCAGGACTTATTGAGACGAGAATTAATAATGGAACTAAAGACGTTTTTGACCAAAT